TGGTGAGTGGTGGATTGCTATGACTCCTGTAGAGGGCCTTACTTGGGTGTATCACAGGTTCTATTTGAAATGGGAAGAAGATGAACTCTCTGAGGATGTTGGGATACATATCTTCCTCACAGATAATAACAGCTATCTGCCTAGCGGAGCTTTTGATCGTTTGCTTGGCGATCTGTCACCTGAGGAAAAAGAAGCTCGGCGATCAGGAAAATTCGTAGCGCTTTCAGGTTTGATCTACCCGTATGATGATAACAAGCATGTCATGCCATTGGAACCCCGTCATGGTCTTTTGACTTTGACTGGTATGGATCACGGCTTGAGAAATCCTACGTCTTGGCACTGGTACCAGATTGATTCTGATGGTGTGTTCTATGTTTTGAAGGAACACTATGGAGCGGACAAACTAGTCAAGGAACATGCTCAGATCGTTCGGACAATAGAAGCGGGCAATCGCTTATTGGTTCCTCAGTATCGTGTAGGAGACCCTGCGATCTTTTCCCGCAATCCCTTGGACGGGCAGACTGTAGCGAGTGAGTATGCCGGCTATGGTATCTTCATTAACAAGGGGAACAATGATGTTGATGCGGGCGTTCAGCGTGTAGCGCAGTTGTTCGCCGATGACCGCATTATTATTGACCCCTCGTGTAGGGCGCTTCGTAAGGAGCTTCGTACCTACCGATGGGATGAATGGGCTACTCGTAAGGCCGAGACTTCTAAGGAACCTAAAAACAAGCCTAAGAAGAAAGACGACCACGCTGTAGATGACCTGCGCTATGCAGTGATGAGCCGTCCTCTGTATGACACAGGGCGTGGACCGATCCAGCAGGATATCCAGGTAGACCCCACGATTCGGTGGGCTGAGCCCTATGAGAAGGACCACAGGGATAGTGGGGCCTACGATGATGAGATGGGAAGTGAGTGGTAGAGACTAAAAACTTGACAGACTAGACTCCCCCCCTGTAGGATCTAGGCAAGCGGCGAGAGGTATCTAGCAGGATACCCTAACAAGGCTGTAGAGCATATAAATGGCTAACAATATTGTAGGCATCGAGAAGATTCCTAATCTGTATCCCTCAGCGTGTAGCTTCAATGGAGACGACAAGAGCACTGCTGAATGGTTTATTCGTGTAGTGAATCCTGATACCAATCTTGATACGCTCTTGATTGGTTCGGTATTCTTTCACGAGATGGCTAAGCGTGTAGGATACGTAAAGCTCGAAGAAGTTGATAAGGCTAAGAAGAGTCTGGAAGAAGAGTTAGCAAATGTTACCTTGGCTCTTATCAATCTTAGCGATACTGTTAACAGCGTCCGCAGCAACTTTGGTGTGTTGGAAAGTATCGACAAGCGCATTGAAGATCTTAGGCGAGTCATTACAGCAGCAGGAAAAGTTGTTAAGCAGGCTTCAGACAAACCAGCCGATGGCGCTGATACCGCCTCCGATAAAAAGTAACAGTGAGACTGTAGATATCTTTGAGCTTACGCCTGATGAGAAAGCTGTAGAGCGAGAGCTTCGAGCACTTGACACTGCTGAACTTTCAGACGAAGACTTGATTGACTTACTTCAGGATAACGTGTAATGGGACTCTTCAAGCCTGATGCAACGCCACAAGATGTAGTTGCTTGGGCGGAGAAGGAATTTCAGAAGGCGCATGATGCTCGGTTAACTTTCGAGCGCCAGTGGCTTTTGAATCTAGCTTTCTACTATGGGAAGCAGTGGGTTACCTGGGGGCCCGAGGTTAGCAATTCCCGCCGATTGTCTACTCCTCGGGCCCCTAGGTGGCGAGTACGTCTTACTGTAAATAAGATTCAGCCGTACGTTCGACGTGAAACTGCAAGGCTTTCTTCGCAGAAACCTAGGGGTTTCGTAGTTCCTACATCGTCTGATGAAGCAGATCGTAGTGCAGCTCGTGTAGCGAACTCTGTAGTAGAGTTTCTCAACGAGGACTTGCAGCTAGACGCCATTCACGACCTTTGTGATTGGTGGACCTGTGTAGCAGGTTCTGGTTACTATAAGGTACGCTACACGCAGGATGAGATTGACACTCGTACTACTCAGCCTGGTAAGCTTGTAGTAGATGTCATTCGACCCTTTGACATTTATGTTCCTGATATTGAGGAAACTCGGATTCGGGAACAGGCTTGGGTGTGCCAAGCTCAGTCTATCCCTGTAGATAAGATTCGTGAAGTTTGGGGTGTAGACGTAGTATCTGATGCTGACATTTCAGAAGTTGACCAGCGTGTTCGTTCTGTTATGTCGATCTTTAATCAGAACAAAGGCGAGGATCACGCTGTAGTAAAAGAGTTCTGGATCAAGCCCTGTAGGAATTTCCCTGAGGGTCTGGTCTTTGTAGTATGCAATGGGAAACTTCTTCCCTTCGCTGCTCCTGAACCTGTAGAAGAATTGGACCCTGACGGGAACCCTCTTCCTCCTATGGAAGATGAGTACCCCAAGCCTGAAGGAACTATCGAGTGGCCTTATGGTCACGGTCGACTTCCCTTCATTCAGCGTGGTCACACTCTTTCAGGTAGGTTCTACGACACTACGTTCGTAGAGCAGCTCATCTCTCTTCAACGAGAGTACAATCGTTCGCGGTCGCAGATCATTGAAAACAAGAATCTGACTTCTCGTCCACAGTGGGCAGTACCCACTGGTGCTGTAGATAGAGACCAGCTTACTACTGAGCCGGGAGCAGTGATTAGCTACCAGTTCGGTATGCAGCCACCTACTCCTATTCAGCCTCCCATGCTTCCTAACTATGTGATTGAGCATGTGAAGCTTACGGCGGCTGAGATGGATGAGATTGCTTCTCAGAATGAAGTGAGCAAGGGCTCTGTTCCTCCTGGTGTAGAAGCGGCTACGGCCATTTCTTACTTGCAGGAACGAGATGATGCAGCGTTAACGTATGCTGTTCACTCGAAGGAACGGGCCGTACAGGAGATTAACCAGCAGTTGTTGTCTCTGGTCACTGAGTTTTGGGATCAGCCTAGGCTAGTGCGTGTAGTAGGTATGAACGAAGTGTTCGACACGCAACAGTTGCGTGGCACTGATCTTCGTGACAACACTGACTATCGTGTAGTAAGTGGAAGCAGTGCACCTGTTTCTCGAGCTGCTAAGAAGGCAGAGATTGTCGAACTTACAAAGGCAGGCGGCATTCCTTGGAACCACACCTTGCGAATGATTGATCTGCCTGATGTAGCTGCTTTGGTTGAAGAAGTAGAGCGCGATACTGTACAGGCTACTAGAGAGAACTTGCAGCTCTCTAAGGGAATGTTCCCTCCTGTAGAGATTTGGCACGATCATGTGGCTCATATTGAGGAACATGATTCGTATAAGAAGCGTGAAGAATATGAACACTTGGACGATCAGACCAAGGCAATGTTCAGATTCCACGACTATATCCATCTAATGCAGATGGCTATGGTATTGGGAATTCCTTTCCAGGAAGATCCTAACGTGCAGGCAGCACGTATGGGTGACCCTGTAACGGGAGAGCCCCCTGTAGACCCCTTCGCTGTAGATCCTATGGCGGAGATGGAATTGCGTAAGATTCTAGTTATGTTCAAGGCTGGTGGAGCACCACAGCCTGTAGGAAGTGGAACTCCAGCATGAGTGATGTAGAGCCCGATCTTTCTTCCACCGAGGATGGTGGCGAGGAACTCCCTGAACTTTCTGATTACGGACGACGATTCGTAGAGCAGGCTCCTGAAGAGGAGCGGCAGTACGCAGAGAAGTACGTACGTCAGTGGGATGGTGGGTATAAGAAGGCTGTAGAGAAGTACGAGACTGAACTTAATCAGTGGCGCCAGTTGGGTGACTTTGAACGAGCCCAAAATGGTACGCGACTGCTTAGTACTTTTGAGACGAATCCGCAGCGCATTCTTGAATTTCTGACTACTGATCCTGACGGTCCTCAGCTCACTGTAGCCCAAGCAAAGGCTGCAATGAAAGACGCTGAGGAAGAGAAGGACCCTTATGCTGAGAAGCTCACTAAGCTCGAACGAGCTTTTATGGCTCTTGCACAGGACCGGGAAACTGAGCGACAGACCCGTGAGCAAGAGCGACAGAGGGCAGCCTTTGAGGCTGAACTCGATAAGGCAGCTAAGAAGTACGGCGAATTTGACGTCAGTCTTGTAGCTGGTATGATTGCTGCTGGCAAAGCACAGACCATTGACGAAGCGGTACAGCATTACCATCGCGTAGTGGGTAAGCCCCAACGGAGAGCAACTCCGCCTAATTTATTGGGTGCATCTAGTGCAGCTCCTTCGGGAGCGAAGAAGATGGACTTCGGAAAAGCGGAGCCCAAGGAAGTGGTCAACTATTTGACCCATCTACTAAGTGCAGGTAATGAATAATGGCGAATGTAAGCATGACGACGATGTCGGCTGCTCTCAAGGAGGTTTACGAGGACCGCATTGAGAAGCAGTTCAACGAAGAGGTAATCTTCGGCAAGCGTATCGAGAAGACCAGTGATGGTATCTCTGATATGATTGGCGGTAAGTACCTCGATTTCCCGATTCAGCTCGCTCGGAACCCTGGTATTTCGTGGCGTGCTGAGGGTGAGGCTATCGGTAACCCCGGTGCTGCTCCCTACCATGAGGTACACGTTCCGGTATACGCCGGTTACGGTCGTGCTCGGTTCACCGGTCACGTAATGAAGCTTGCTCAGTCGAAGCCCCAGGCTTTCGCTAACATGGCTCAGCGTGAGATGGAGAACCTGAAGGACGCTGCGGTCAAGGATATGAGCCGTATTTACTACGGCAATGGTACTGGCCTTATCGCTACGTGCTCGACCGGTGCTGGCCCCGGTAATACGATTACGGTTCTGAACGATCAGGCCAAGTTTGTTACGCTGGGTATGGAGATTGATATTCTTCACACCTCGACTTATGTAGCGCTGGCCACTGGTCGTACTGTAACTCTGGTTACTCCGGGCGCTACCGAGACTGTAATCACCTTTGATGGTGCTGCTGTAACCACCACGACTTCGCACGGTATCTACCGAGCTGGCGACGCTACTGGTGGTACTCAGCGTGAGCCGACTGGTATGAATCTTATTGCTGATTCGGCCGGTACGCTTCACACTGTAGATCCTTCTTCTTACCCGGTTTGGTCTGGTGTAGAAGATGCTATGGGCGGTACCATTACTGAAGCGATG